GGGAGCCGTGGCCGGAAACGGAGCGGCATCCTTCGGCGGGAGAAGCGGGAGCGGGTGCTGAGCGCGGAGGAGTTGGCCGCGGTGTGGGCTGGGTGCGAGGAACTTACCGGCCCCTTCCCCGCCATCGTCAAGACGCTCATCCTGACCGGACAGCGCCGGGAGGAGGTCGGCGCCATGCGCTGGGCGGAACTCGACCTGGAGAACGGTCTTTGGACCATCCCATCGGATCGTTACAAGACAGGGATCGTCCAGGTGGTCCCGCTCACCGAACCGGTGAAGGAGATCATCACCGGCCTGCACCGGTTGTCGGACGACTTCGTTTTCGCCACCAAGAAGGATAGTCACTTCAGCGGCTACAGCAAATGCAAGGCGCGACTCGATGCCAAGGTGGCCGTGCAGCGGGCGAAGGCCGGGCTGCCCAATATCGACAGCTGGACCCTGCATGACCTACGGCGGACGCTGCGCACCGGCCTGTCCGAGTTGCGGGTCAACACGGACATCGCGGAGCGTGTAGTTGGGCACGTTATCGGAGGCGTGCAGGGTGTTTATGACCGGCACGCCTACCTCGACGAGAAGCGGGATGCACTGGAGCGGTGGGCGGCTAAGGTGGCGGGGATCGTCAACCCGCCCCCAGCGAATGTGGTGCAACTCCACCCCGACCGCGCCGCAGGATAAGGCGCGGTTCCTCCCTTCCTGGCCGAGGCGCCTATGCGCCTCATCCTTCTGCCGGAATCAAATCGATCGCCGACAGCACCGCGCGCCGGCCCGATGCATCCCGCCAGCCGACGAGCATGTGGGCGTACCGCAGCGGCGCGGCCGACAGGCCGGTGATGACGACTCGGTTGAAGATCGGCTCTCCGCCCTCCATCGCTTCTCGATATTCCGCGCCCAGCTCCTCGGCGATCGCCCGGTGCGGATCATCTTGGTCGGGCCGCCCGGCCATCTGCCGCGCCCAGCCGCGCCCGAAGAAATTGCGCGTCGGGGCGCCCAGGTAGCGGAACCGCAGCGGATCGTCGGCGCCGTCGGATGCCAGGAAGGTGCAGCGGTCGAGAAGCCCGGTGCGCTCCAGGAAGGTGAACAGCCCAGGCGACAGGGCGCCATGCCGCCGGCATTCGCCGACGACAGCCGCTTGCCAGTCCGCCGCGGCGCCCAGCGGAAGGCGCTGGAGGTCGAGCCCTTCGGCGGGGCGTTGAACGCCCCGACCGTTGGAGAGGAAATGGACCGCACCCATTACGCGGCCTCCCGGCGGAACGCCTCGACCATGGCCGCGAACCCGGCGCGGGCCTTCGCGACGGTGCATCCGGTCGCCGCAACCGCCGCGTCGACCATGGCGGGCGTCGGCTCCAGCGGCAGGGCGAGCGCCCGTTCCGCGGCTTGATCGAATGCGGAGATCGCCGCACCGAAGGCGTCCGCGTCCGGTGCGGTCGCCATGGCCCGCAATCCGGCCTCCAGGCTGCGGGCGGCGGTGAGGTGGACTTCCGTCTGCCCGGCATCCAACCCGATATCCGGGTTGGTCAGGAGGCTGACGACGAAGACGGCCTCGGCCGGCGTGGTGGGAACGGTCGCCGCGATGGTGTCGGCGATGTCCCAGCGCTGATCGGAGGCGTCGGGGTCGCTGAGGGCGGCGGCGAGCTGGACGGAGAGGGCCGGCAGCGCGGCACTTTCTCCGGGCGCTTCGGGCAAGGGGGTGATATTGACGGAATCAGCCATGATCCGTAGCTCCGATTAGCTAGGGTGTGGTCAGGCCGGGCGAGAGCTACCACCTTCTCGCTCGGCCGCTTGAAGTACCTATAACGATATGTCATCCTAAATGACGTAAGCAAGAGGAAACGTCATGTCAGATGACATTTATCCGGCGCAACTGCGTGCAGCTCGTGCCTTGGCGGGCTGGAAGCGGGATCAGCTTGCGCAGGCGGCTGGTACGACGGAGCGCACCATTGCGCGCATCGAGGACGGCCAATCAGTTCCCAGAGCATCAACCGCGCAGGCGATCCGCGCCGCCCTGGAATCGGCTGGCGTCGAGTTCATCCCAGCGGGTCAGTACCAGGGCGACGGCGGCCCGGGCGTGAGGCTGCGGAAGGCCGACTAAGGGCCGGCGGAAGGTATGATCAAATTGATGATACCTTCCATCGGTACTCTCCGTCGTGGAGAGTACCCATCCCAACGGGCCAGCGGTTTGCGCCACGGTGGCGCGCAGCCCACCGTTGGGGGGTACCCGCTCCACGGTGGAGCGGGTACCTGCAAAATGCAGGGCCGCTACCCCTTACCGGGCCGGTCCAGCACAAGGAGCGGCAGCCCGGGCTTGGGCGACAAGGCGCGGTCCAGCGCGGCGGTCGCCTCGGTGATCACCGCGGACATGCCGTCGAGGCGGGCGGCCTGCACCAGCTCGCCGTGACGCTCGGCAACCTCGGCCGTCATCGTCGCCCAGAACCGTTCCCCCTCCACGCGCTTCCGCAGGATGCCCATGAAGCGCTCCGGATCGGCGCGCACCTCATCCGCGGTGACGGCGTCGAGCGCTGCCAGCACATCCGCGCAGCCCTGGACGGTCTCCAGGGCGTTCTTCCGGATCTCCGCCAAGTCGTGGTCCATCTTCGCTCTACCCTTCGACATGATCACCCCTCCAAGGCTTCAAGGATGAAGCCGGCAAAGCTGTCTTCCATGCTCATGTAGCGCTGGATTTCGAACTCGATCTGCCCGGCATCGCGCGGCATGAATATACGGCGGGCAGCCGCCTCCATTTGCTGGCGAGCCTTCTTCAGCTTGCTTGCCAGAAGCCGCCTCTGGTGGCGCGTCGTGGCGAGCGGCGCCATGATTTCTTCGAACGCCGCGATGCTGTCATTCACGCACTTTGCGTTCAGGGCTTTCATGTCGCTCCAGATGCCGGCGACGATTGCATTGTCGCGCGGTACGGCCTCCTTCCAGGCCGCTGCCCGTTCCGCCAGCCTCGCCGCAGCTTCGCGGCGCTGCTGTTCGATGTTGCCCATGCGCCGGTCGATCTCGGCGTTGATGGCCGGCAGCATGCCTTGAGTCAGCGTCATGCGGCGGCCCTCGCCTGCGCGCGGAACGCCCGCACCTCCTCGGCGTTCGGGTCGCCCAGCATCTTCGCGTGCGTGTCGTAGTCGGGATACAGGGCCACCATGCGCCGCTCCACGCCAGCCCTGGAAACGGTTGTCTGGTGCATCACGCCACCGATGCACAGCGGCGCCTTGAACTTGTTCTGCACCTTCCACTGCGCCAGGGCGAGGCGGATGAACTGGTCATCGGTCGCGGTCGCCGGCAGTTGGACGCGGGAGGCTTCCGGGGTCGGTGCCATGTGGACGCCCCGCCCGATCTCGGCCACCTCGAACACGGCGGGCCGGATTTTGATGCGGATCAGCCGGAGGTCGTTCCGCTGGTCGCTCCAGCCGGCCGCCGTGATCTCCACATTCTGCGCAAGAGCCATGATTTCCGGATCAATCAGCGACTCCATCTCGGCGGCCTGCGCCTCCACCTCATCAATCGTGCCCGCCTCGTTGAGAAGGCAATTGACCACGTTCGACAGGTAGACGTTCCCGCGGCAGGCCCAGGCGAAGCGGCCGGACGGCGCCACCTCAGTCTTGTGGCGATTGAGCTTCACCGGCTTCCCGTCGCAATAGGTCATCGTGTCGGTCAGAAGGCGAACCGTGTCCGCCTGAAAAGCGACGTTGCACACGCTCATTGAAGGGCCTCCATGATCATCGCGCCGAAGGCATCGGCCAATTCGTCGGGAATGGCGGTTTCGTCGGCCACGCGCTCGGCGGCGCGCTCGGCGGCGCGCTCCGTCTCCTTCCAAAGCGGGTCCTGCTCCCGGAGCGCCTTGTTGATCCGCTCGATCTGCTCCGGGCTCAGCGCCTTCAGGCCCTCGCCCATGCTGTCGGCGTGCTGCTGGACGAGCTGCATGGCCGCCTGCACCTCGTCGAAGTGCTTGGCGTACTGCTCCGCCGGGGTCAGTCCATCATCCAGCGTCTTGTTCACCAGATTCCAAGCGCTGGACAGCTTCCGCCCGTCCATCTCGCGCGCCTTGTCGTTCAAATCCTCCAGCACGTCGGCGAAGGTGCGGGCGTCCTTTGCTCCGGTGGCGAACGAGCTGGCGCCGGCCTCCCCCGGCTTGCGGCCAGGAAGGGGGATGCGCATGGATGCCGCGCCCACCGCGGTAAGACCGTCCTCAAGGCGGGTGAGCTGGGTGGACAGCTCGACCGACTTCCGGGCGGGGTCCACGAGCGCTTCGGCGGCCTTCTTCGCTTGATCGGCAAACGGCCCGCCGGCCTTGGCCGCGGTGTCCAACGCGATGGAGAGGCGACCGATGGCCTCGATGTCGTCCGGCCCGGCGGCCTTGAATTCCTTCAGCGCGCCGGCAAGATCGCGCATGGATTGCGCCGGCCCGGTCAACAGCGTCGTGCCCATGGCACCGCGCGCCCGGTTGGCGCTTTCCTGCAGGGCGATGGCGTTGGTTACGGCCACGTCCAGGTTTTTGAGGTCGCCCAGGTAATCGGCCACGGCCTTGCGCTGCGCGGCGAGGCCTTCAATCGCCTTGTTCTTCTCGGAAGTCAGGCGGATGCGCTCAACCTGGAGCATCGTTTCGGAAAGGGTGCGGTAGTGCGCGGCCAGATCGGCGACGCTCAACGCCTCCTCCTCATGCCCCTCGCGCAACCGCTTTCCGGACGCCGCTGCCTCATCAATGATGCTGCGGACGGCGCCCATGGTGTCCTCGTAGGACTTGGCGGACCGCTCGGCATCGGACATCCCGTCGCCCATGTTGAAGAACGCCCCGGCGGCCACGGACGCCACCGCCACGACGGTTCCGATGATCGCGCCAACGGGGCCGAAGGCAGAGGCGATCTGCGGCCCCTGCTGCGCCATGATCACGAAGGCCGAAGTCCCCATCTGCGCCTGAACAACCACGTCCTGAAGCTGAAGGCCCAGGTTGCCCATGGCGTTCTTCATGTTCACGGATGAGGTGGTGGCGGCGGCCTGAGAGCGGATGTAGTTGTCGTTCGCCACACCGCCGGCGGCCATCTTCTGGCGCATCAGGTCCAGGAGGCGAATCTTCTCCTCCTCGGTCGTGATCCCCTGCTGAACGGCGCGGGTTAGGTCGCGTTCGGCCGTGGCGAGCTTCTGCGTTGCCGCGTAGACGGGATCGACAGACCGGGCAATGCGGTCGAATGTCCGAAACGCGGACTCTCCTGCCCGCGTGGTGTTGACGACGGCATCATCAAACAGCCGCAGTCCTCGCGCGCCCTTTTCCCCGGCGCGCTCTCCGGCTTCGCCCATACGGTCAAACGCCTGCCCGACACGCCGCGCACCTTCCTGCGCCTGCCGGTCATCAATCACAACCTCGTGGACAAGGGCGTTCGCGAGTTCCATCGATTCCGCTCCGCTGCTTTGTTCCCTGGAGGGGCGCGGCCATCACGCCCGATGAAGGGCGCCAGCCGGCCCCAGATCAGGCGTGATGGCCCAGGTCACGCCGCGGCGGCGGTGCTAACACCATCGAGCCGCACCGTGACGGTGGCGGCACCGTTGCCCGCAGCGGCCACGGCCACGCCCACCGGATAGAACCCGGTGCCGGGCGCGTCGCACTGGTGGTTGGTATTGTCCCAGCTCACCTTGGCGCCCGCGGCGATCACGGTGGCCGTCTTCTTGGGCAGGGTGAAGACACCCTCGGTGACACCCACCACGACGGCGCCGCTGGCCGCGGTGGTGCTGGCGACAGCGAACAGGGCGCCGACGATGAAGCCTTCACCCGACGCCAGGGCGCGCGGGGCGGTCAGGTCGAGGTTGCAGCCGGCTTGGACGAAGTTCCGCATGGGTCAGAGTCCTTTCGAGGTCGCGAAGGTGACGAAGGGGGCGCAGGTCGTGCCGCTCGCCGCGGCGATCTTGCGATCCAAGTCGAGAAGCGCCCGCTTCATCTCCGCGTCGCTGCGGTATTCGACCTCGGAATCGGTGTAGACCACCTTGCGCACGCCGCTGAAGCGGGCGGCCTCCAGGGCCTCCCGCATTCCGATCAAATCGGCCAGCGTTGCCATGGTCAGGCGCCAGGGTTGTAGTAGGCGCCGCGGTAGTCCACCGCGCCCACGGCGAAGTCGATGGTGAGCTTGACCTTCACGCCCGCGACATCGAATCCGGGTTCCGGTGTGATGACCGGCCCGGACTGGCCCTGCAGATAGCCGTAGATGAAGGTTTCCAGCGCCGACGGTTCGGCCATCATGTACCAGCCCGGCCCCGGCAGGTTCGCGTCGCCCACCGGCTCCAGCTTGCCGGCCAGCGGGTTGACCGCGGCGGCGGTGGTCGGCGCCACGGCGGTGCTGACGAACTGACGGGCCGCGGTGAACTGGTCCGGGCCGGTCGCCAGGACGGAGGGCTTCAGGTTGAGCTTCAGGCCGTCGAGGCTGGTCTGCTTCATCATCGCCGCTTCGCCGGCGGAGACGGTGCCCAGGTCGATCGCGGCGCCGCTGGCCGCGAGGTTGCCATGGCTGGCGTGGAACAGCGCCTTTCCGTCCGACAGAACCGGGTTGGACACCACCAGCGCCCAGGCCACCGAGTTCTCCCAATCGGCACAACGCAGGGCGGCCTTGGTCGGCAGATCGGCGAAGGCGCCGAGATCATCATTGATCAGCGCCTTGCGGCTGAACATGACGACGCGGCCGTACTCGCCCAGCGTGACGCTCTCGCCGCTCTCGCTGATGGCGCCGTTCTTGTACTCGCCGTTTTCACCCACGGCCAGCGGCACCGGGAAGTCGCCGACGCGGGCGAACGACGCGGGCTTGAAGTCGCGGAAGTCGCGCCGGGCGAAGAACCGGCGATAGGTCGGCGCCGCCGCCTGATAGGCCGGCAGCAGCGTCTTGTTGGCCGCGTTCGCCAGCAGGACCGGGAAGTCGCCCGTGGTCATCGCGCGCTGATACAGGTCGGCGGGCGACAGGTGCCGCGTGCCGATGGGGGTCCCGCGGCGGTCGGCCAGCTCGGCGGCGAGGTCGAGGAGGGACCGGCCAGCATAGGCGCGGGCCTGTTCCGGCATCTGGACGCGATGCGCTTCCGGCAGGTGCGCCGTGGCGCGGGCGGCGAAAGCCGTCGCCATGCGGTCCACCACGTTCCCCGGATCGTCGTGATCGTGGAGAACCCGGACGGCGGCCAGCGGGCGCGTGCCGGAGCGGGCCAGCATGGCGTCGAACACCGCGGCGCGGGCGCGGTCGAGGTCGGCGCCGTCGTCAATCAGCCGGTCGGCGGTGGCGACGTCCAGGCCGGCAGCGCGGACCATGGTGCGGATCTGGCCGTTGATGCCCGCCCGGTTGGCGGTGGCGCTGGTGTCCGCCGCGCGGGTGCTGGTGTCGGTGGTGGTCTCCGCCGTGGCGTCCGCCTCGGTCGTGGTGTCGTCGTCCATGGAACCTCCTGCGGATCGGACGGTTGCGCCGGCATCAACCGGCACGGGGGTGAAGGAAAGCTCGTGGGGCGCCCAGGCGATGGCGCGGAAGACGGGCAACCCGTCGCGCTTGCCGGCCCGCTGCCACCGCTGCACGCTGTAGCCCAGCGACACACCACGCACGGAACCAGCCTCGACCTTCGCCATGAGGTCGGAGGCGGTGGCGCTGCCGTCGAAGCGGATGGTGCCGGTGATCCGGTCGCCGTCGACTCGGGCATCCGCCACCGTGCCCACGGCGGCGTCGGTCACATTGCGGTGATCCTTCAGCGCCGGGCCGCCGCGGAACCGGGAGAGGTCGGCGCCCGCGGCGTCCAGCTCCTCCACCCAGGCGGAGCGGGTGCCGTCCGGGGCGGGCGCTGGACGCACGGCGGGGGCCGGGCCGGACAGCGCCACCACCTCGACGGTGCGGGCCTCGCGGTTGAGCGTGGTCGGCGTGGTCGCGCCCATGGCGCGGGTGAGAGCGTCAGCCATTCGTGGCGGTCTCCGTGGTCTCTTCTGAGGGGGTCGGCATTTCCGACACCCCTCCTGACTTGGCCGTGGTGGGCAGCCCAAGCCGCTGTTCCCGCTGCACGTCGGCGGCGATCTGCGCGTCCAGGGTCTCGACGTCGTAGCCGCGTTCGGCGACGGACTGCGCCCGGCTCTTGAGCTTCGCCTCGATGGCCTCCACCTCGGCCCGGACATCCTTCAGCGGGTCCACCCAATCGAAGGCCGGCGGCAGCCATTCCGCGGACAGGTAGGGTTCCGGGTCGCGGAAGAAGTCGGGCGCGTCGATGGCGCCGGACAGCACGGCCAGTGTCACGAAGCGGCGCCATACCGGGTCGCAGAGCTGCGGGATGATGGTGAGGTGCTGGAGCTGTTCCACGCTGCGGCGGAACTCCACCAGCCCGCCGCGCAGGCTCGAATAGTTGGCGTCCTTGAGGTCGCCCGAGACTTGGAAGTACGTTGCCCCAACCCCCACAGCGATGGCCCGCATGTGGTTCTTGGTGAAGGCGTCATAATTCTTGTCGTCGGGCGGGTTCGTGAACTCGACCGATTCGCCGGGGTTCAGCGGCACCAGGGCGCCCGGCTCCAGCGTCGGCGTCTCGGCGTTGCCCTGCGGCTTCCAGGCCGGGTTGCTGTCGTCCTTGTTGACGATGAAGCCGGCCAGCATCGCGGCCACCTTGGCGCGGACCAGGGCGGCGTCCTCGTAGGCGTCCAGCTCCTTCACCCGGAGGAGGACCGGCGCCAGCCAGGACAGGCCGCGCAACTGGTTCTCCACCAGTTCGCGGAACAGGTGCAGCATGTCCTCCGCCGGAACCCGCTTCGGCTCCCAGGTCGGCGCCAGCACCGGCATGGTGGGATCATTCGGGTTGAAGGGCAGTACCCAATAGGCCACCCGGCGGCCCAGCGCGTCGAACTCGATCCCGGCGCGAACCGGGTTGCCGGGGCGGATTTCCTGCCACCGCGTCGCCGGGACTTGATCGCGGGAAATCATCTCGACCTGGAACGGCACCGGCAGCCCATCCTCGGGCAGCCGGGCGCGGAGACGGATGAACGCTTCCCCGCCCTCGATCATGGCGCGGACTGCAAGGGCCTGTTGGGCGTAGAAGCCGCCGGCCCGGCCCGACGCATCGGCCACCCGCTCCCAGCGCTCCCACAGGGCGTGCAGGGCATCGCGCACAGCGGGATCAGGGTGCTTGGAGCGGGGCTTGATTCCGGTGCCCACGGCGTTGCTCACCATGGCGTTGACCGCGGCGGCGACGTTGGGGTTGTTGCGGGCGAAGTAGGCTGCGCGCTGCGCCGCGATGGAGGCGCCGGCCATCATCTCGGCGTTCAGGTTCACCATGCGGGACTTGCCGGCCCAGCGCTTGCCCGCGCCGGCAGCGTCGAGGCTGCGGGTCAACAGGGCGCCGAGACTGCGGCGAAGACCGGAAAGCATGGATTAAGTCCCATCGTAGGGGAAATATCCCTAACGATAGGATTAATCACAGCACATTGCAAGGGCGGATCGCTTCGCCCTCGAATGCAACTACCCGGAAACCCAGGAAGATCGCGACGCCTTCCGGGCCGGCGCCGGGAGCGCGGCTTCGGCCTCGGTTTTCTCAGGCGGCGCCCCGATGGAGCGGAGAAGGTCCGCCCATGCCTCGTCGCCCATGCGGTCGAGCCCCTGACGGGCCGCCGCGGCGCGGGCGTAGGTCCGACAATCCAGGGCCTCGTTCCTGTCCCGCAGCGGCTCCCAGGCTGTGACGCGCCCGCGCCCCTTGCCGCCGCGGGTCACCCGGTGTTCGGCGACGAGCTGCTTGCAGGTCTCCTCTCCGGCGTGCATGGGCAGGTGGACGTAGCCGGCGGGGAAGGCCTCGCCGCTTTCGGCGGTGGGCCGGTCGAGGCGCAGGAAGCCGTAGAATTCCCCCTTGGCCGCGGCGGACCCCACCGGCCACAGCTTGACGCCGTTGCTGATGCGCTTGCCGCGGTGGCTGATGTCGGCGGCGGACGGCTGGCCCAGGATCGGCGCCAGGGCCAGCGAGGAACCCTTGATCGCCATGACCTGCGGACCGGCGGTGCGAACCCAGGCCTTTACCGCCTCCATCGTCACGCCGTCGCCGGCATCAATGGCGGTCATCGTGACCGGCAGGGTTGCGCCGTGTTCGTGGCGCCAGGTCTCCGCCAGCATCGCCGACAGGGCGCGCCACGGCGCATCGGTGAAGGGATCGCCCATGATGACGCGATGCTCGATCAGCCACGATTCCTTGCCGCGGCCCCAGGCCCACACGGAGACCTCGATCCGGTCGCGCTGCACGTCGGCGCCGGCCGTGAGGAACAGCCCGCCGGCCGGGACGGTGCCCGGCTCCCAGGTCTCGCGCCGATCGTAGAGCCGCCGCCAGTCCGGCGCCTCGCCGCGGTCCACCCAGGTTTCGCCCAGGACGGTGTTCGTCCAGACCTGGAGCTTTTCCCGGTCCTTCTTGGCGGCCAGGAACTCCGCCACCAGCTTGGGCCATGCCGCGCCGGGCAAGGGGCAGTAGGCCGACCAAATGTGAAAGCTGCGGTGGCTCTTGAAGGGTTGTTCCGCCACCCAGCGGCCCGCCTCCAACATCTCCAGCTTGTGGCTTTCATCGATGGGGCAGCCGTTGACGCAGACATAGAACGTCGTCTCCGGGTCGCCGTCACGCCAGCGCATCCCGGCGCCGGTGCCGTCGCCCCAGACGAGCGGTTGCATGGTGCCGCAGTGGGGACAGGGGACGTGGTAGCGCTCCATGGTGCCGGCGGCGAAGGCGTCGGCGATCTTGCTCTCGCCGTCGAGAAGCGGCGTGCTGCCCAGCACCGCCAACGGCTGGAGGGATTGGGTCAGGCGCTTGATGCCCAAGGCGATCTGGTCGCCCTCCTTGCCGGCCACCGCGGGGTAACCGTCGATTTCATCGAACAGCAACACGTCCAGATCGATGCGGCGGAAGGCGCGCGGCGAGTTCGCCCCGGTGATCTTCAGGGAGCCGCCGGGGAAGGCTTTCCGCTTGATCGTGTCGCCTTTCTTCTTCGCCCCGGCCTCGGACAGCAGGCCGGACAGCACCGGCCAGTCGTGCAGAGGGTCCACCGTGTCCTTCGAGTAATCCTCGGCGTCCTCGATGGTCGGTTGAACGATCATGATCTTTGATGGGCGCTGCGCGATGAAGTAGCCCAGCGCCGCGGACAGCATTTGCGTGTAGCCGACGCGCGCCGACTTCATGAGGGTGATCCGCTCCACCGCCGGATCGGTCATCGCGTCGAGGATCTCGCGCTGGTAGGCGTAGGGCTTGAACACGGCGCCATCGTAGAGCCGGGCGTGTTGCTCCGCCCATTCCGCCAGGGAGAGGCGCGGCGGCGGGCGCAGCGCGGCGAACCATCCCGACGCGGTTTCGGCCACCAGCTCGGACACGGGTAGATCAAGCGGCATCGGCGTGTTCCTCGGCGGTGCTGACAACCCGCTCCTCCGACAGCTCCACCAGCACGCCGTTCACGGCATCGGCCAGCCGGGCGCGCACCTCGACGGGTTCGGACAGCCGGGCGAGCGGCCCCGCCAGCCGGGCCGGCAGGGCGGTCAGACGGTCGCGGACGATCTGGAAGGCAGCGGAGACGGCGCGGGTGACGTCGGCGCGGGGCAGCAGCTCCAGCCGCATCGCGGCGTTCTTCAGGGCGTAGTGGTCGGCCTGTTCGCGGGCCAGCCGGGCGCGCTCGGTGGTGAGGTCATCGGCGGAGGGACCGGTACCGCGGCCCGCCGCCATTTCTCGCAGATGGCGGATGTAGGCAATGCGGCATTGGTCGAGGTTCAGGGCGCCGCGGCGGGCGTTCGGCAGCACGCCCTTGTCGAGCAATTCGCGAATGCTGCGGTCGGACAGGTCGAGGTGGGCAGCGATGTCGGTTTGCGTCGCCATGGGATCAAATCCTCCGATATAGGAAATATATCATCATCGGATAGGAACCGGAACCCCTTGTGAGGGCTCGTATCTAGCGCGGTCGCGCGGCAGGGGCGACCCCCGGTTCCTTTGCCCCGGAAGGACCCGCGCCCTCGGTCACCCCGCGGCCGCCTCCCGCCCGGCCTCGCCCCTGCGGACCAGCACCGGTTGGGCCAGCGCCTCCAGCTCGTCCGCCGTGGTCTCCTCGTGTCCGGCGGCGGCAAGGGCGGCGTTGATGCGGGACAGGCGGACGGGCCGGCGTTCGCGGATCAGCGGGGCGGCCAGGATGGTCAGGACATCGGTGCGGTCCATGGTCAATTCCTCACTCGCTGGAGGTAACGGGACGGGACGGCTTTCGGGTGCCGGCTGGACTGGCTCACCTTCGGCGCCGTGGCACGGAACGCCGCGACCTGCGCGTTAAAGGCATCCAGCACATCGCCATCCCGGTCCCGCACCAGCACCCAGGCCGGTTCGGCATAGCGACGGGCGGACTTCACCGCGGCGGCGATCTCGCGGTATCGGACGGCCTTGTCCTCGGGGCTGGCGTCGGCGGGGATGCAGCGGCGGGACAGGGCCGCCGCGATGCTGTTCGGGGTCATGCGTGAGCCTTGGGGTTGGGCGATATTGGGATTCCAATGTCGGGCATGGAGCGGGAGGGAGGCCGGTAGCCGCCCGGCTAATGCCGCGCTTCCGATGTCGCGCTTCCCAGGATCGGGATGTCCGCCTGCATCGCACCGGCATGGGCGGCTATCTCCCCCGCCCAGGCGTAGGCCTGCTCCCGGCCGAGGCCCTTGGCCACCATTTCATCCACCACGGGATCAAGAAGCCGGTCGATAGTGGCGTCCGCCTCTTCGTCGGTCATGCCGGCCAACTGTACGGCGAGCTTCAGCCCGTAAACGTCGAGCGGGAAAAGGTCCCGGGGGTTCATTTCAATCTCCGTGTCAGGGGGTGGGTTGGGCGGGGCGAAGCTCGCCTTTCCCTACGCCCGCGCCGGCCAGCCAAAGGCGGCGCGAAGCGTAGGGGGGTATGGGGGGACAGGTGTGGGTGCACCTCGGTGCAATGAAATCAATGGGTTAGCGAACACTGGTGCAACCTTGGTGCAAGCCTCAAGGTGCAACGAAATCAATGAGTTACGAGCAACCTCGGTGCACCTCGGTGCACACGCTTTACTCGTCTTCGTCATCGTCATTCTCAACCGTAGCAATGCCGAAGATTGGCGCCCGGTTTGCCTTCTTGCCGACCACGGCATTCGCCACGATCCGCCCTTCGGAAAACAGCTCGGCCATTGCCGCCTCGATCTCTCCGCGCCCCACCCCGGCCATCTCGGGCATGCTGACCATCACCTTTACGGCGTAGTTGGGGGCCTGCTTTGAGTGCGAAACGTTGCGCCCTTGGCCGGCCAGCTTCGCGAGCGCGCGGAGGAAGGCTTCCTTGCCCCGGCGCACGCGCGCGCTACGGTCCATTCGGTCAACGGCATCGCTCCCCGCGGGCAGCACTGGCCGGAACACGCCCTCACGCCATTCCAGCGTCATCGGATCGCCGCTCGGGCCGTAGTTCGCCTTCTTCCGGCTCAGCACCCGGAGATCATCGTTCGGCGGCACGCCCTCGGCCGCCTCCGGCCGGGTCAGATACCAGCGGGCACGCACGGAGTTGTTCCAGGCTGTATTGCCGCCGTCGCCGCGTCCGCTCGCCATGCCGGCCACCGACGGGTGCGCACACAGCAGCACGGCGCCGTCGATGGTCCTTGCGAGCCTGGTGCAGGCCTGCTGCACGAACTGGCGGACCTGCGGTCGGGCGTTCTCGTTCCCCCCGAACATGTCGGCCGCGGTATCGAGAATGACCAAGCGGGCGTTGAACGCGCCTGCGGCATCGGCAATCTGATCCCAGAACGGCGTGAGCTGGCCGCGGTCGCCCTCGAATGTCATCAGCAAGTTGTCGTGCCCAACGCGCGATATCCACCGCGCCTCGGTGAGGTCGCCGAACCCCACCCCGTAAGCAGCGTTTATGTCAGCCTGCCGGCGATGCAGTTCATCAGCGTCATCCTCACAGAAGATCGCAAGCGCACGGCACATCTCGACTTCGAGCCCGAGCCATTGCCGGCCGGTTGCGGCGGAGGCCATGAGCATCTGTGCGATGAGAGACTTGCCGAGTCCGCCATCGCCGTAGAGCGCTGTTGTCTGGCCCCACGGCATCCAGTCCCGAACCATCCAGCGGCGCGGCGGAATGTCGATTCCATCCAGTTCCACCGGGTTGACGAGTTCCAGAGGCGCGGGGCGATTTCCCGACGCTGGTGGCGCTTCCGCTGGCCGGAACCTTGCCGCAGCGTCAGCGGCGTTGCGGATCGCGTGCAGGTCATGCGGCATCGGCGAGGCTCCGCGCCCAATCGTTTACATCGTCGCCCTCGGTTGGCGGCAGGACGATCCGTGCTTCGCAGCCGGCGCCATGCCAGCGCACAGCGCATTTCTCCGCAGCTCGTCGGCCCGCGGGGTCGTGGTCGGCGAAGATCGTCAGCGCCTCGATGCCGGGCAGCACAGGAAAGGCGCCCACGTTGCCGGCGTCGAGGCAGCACCAGACCGGTGCCCACCCGGCCGCCAGAACCGTCAAGCACGTTTCCAGCCCTTCGCCGACGCCCAGCCCGCGCATTACCTCGTCGTCGGGCGTGAGACGGATCGCACCACCGGCCTTGCGGTGCCCCTTCAGCAGGAGACGCGGACGGTCTACTGGGGCTTTGCCGCTCCCGTCCGGGGCAAGCCACGTTCGGTGTAGGTTCAGCGCGCGGTTCGCGTCCGTCACGTCCGTGACCAGCGCCAGCAGCGCAGGGAATGCCTGATTCGACCCGTAGGGCAGCGACGGGACCCAGCGCACAGCCTGCTCAGCAGGGAGTGCGTGGCATCCGCGTCCGATCAGGTAGCGCCCTGCGACGCATTCGGGCGCCACCGGAAGGGCATCGTTCCAGATCCGCCAACCCCACGGGGCCAGCGCATCATGGAATGCGGGCGACGGCGCTGTGGTGCGCTGCGGCGGAGGCGTGTGGCAGCCGGGGTCGCCCAGCAAATCCAACGCCCACCGCACCGCAGCAGGGAAATCCAGCGACAGTTCCCGCTGAATCAGCGAGAACAAGTCACCGCCTTCATCGGCGCCGTGCTCAAACCACTGCCCCCTCCGTTCCCCAGCGGTTGCGACGGACAGGGAGCCACGCCGCCCGAACCGCAAATCGTGGCGGCTGGAAAGCGGTAGGTTCGGGCTGCCCAGCAGGGCAGCCGCGACGTCTTCCGTCCTATCACGAAGCTGTTGGCGGAGGGCGTCCATATCGGCGCCGCGTTCATCAAGCATTTCCGGCGTCCGGCGGAGTGATGTTCATGATCATCGCGCCCGGCGCATGCTTCTCCGCCCAAGCCAGCCAGTCACCATGGTGGCGCATGGTCGTCTCGATCAACATGGCGGGGTTGCCGGGGCACAGCAGGGCAAGGGTGACGGCCAGCATGTAATGAGCGGGATTGGCCCCGCCGGAGTAGATGAACACCGTCCCGGCCCGCCGCCCGATCCACTTCAACGTCTTGCGGTGGAACGCCCCCGGCCCCCGGCTGCCATCCGTCCCGCGGTCGTCGCCCAGGATCGCAAGCATCGGCTGGCCGGCCACCTCACGTCCCGGTTCCGGCTGGCCGGCGCCATAGGTGACAAACAGAGCCAAAAGGTTAGCCTGCCGGATCGCGTGAAAGACCGGCTTGTAGTGATCGGGCGCCCAAGCCTCGAGCGCGAACAGATCGTCCGGTGTGATGCGGGTGGGCTCGCCGTTGTCGGTCATGGTCAGGCCTCCGCAGAAGCAAGCACAACGTCAGCCGTCGCCCCACTCCTTCCATTCATCTTGGCTGAAATCCAGTCGTCCACCTCGCTCTCAACCCAGGCAACTGAGTTTTCTCCCAGACGAATTCGACGTGGAAACTTGCCATTCTTTTCCAGGCGGTCGATATGCATGCGCGAGTACCCGACGCGCTCCTTCAGCTCCTTAAACCGTATCACTCGGACGCCGCTCTTCATTTCAACCTCCAAATCTGGCAGTGCGACACGCTGTGGCATAACGATACGCGGCGTGAAGCGTGGTTTTATGAAACCTGAAACCAAAATCAGGCGCCGTCAAGCTGGATTTTGCTTTCCGAAAACCAAATCGTGTGGCATGTTATGCCCCGTGATGTGGCGTTCAATGCGTATTGATGGGGATTGAGATGCCTACAGTTTCCGAGGCCGTATCGTACATTTCCGCCGTAACATCCCTGCCTGCTGCAAGAATTAACGGCATAGCCCGACAGTTGATTGATGATGGATTATTGCCAAAGAGTTCGGGAAGACGAATTGAGACGATCAGCAAGCGTCAACTTTGTCTGCTAATATTCGCCGTATTCGTATCGGATACTGTAAAAGATGCCACAAGAACAGCTATCTCTTATGATTCCCTAACTATCTGCGGAGATCATGAAGGCAATACAAAAGCAGGAGCCATATATGGCGATACCGCTGGCGAGCTATTTGTGAAACTAATCAACGAGTTCATAGTACGCGATTACGTCTATGGAAAAAATTATAACATCTATATATGCACAAGCGTAAAATACGTGCGCTTTGAGATTAATGATGAGCTGATGACAAACGGAAATACTGAGAACATTGAGTACTCAGATGCCGATGGCAGAATTTATCTTACCTTGGATCGCCCAATGTTTTTCGCGAAAATTCCAGGCCAGACCATTATGGAGTTGGCTTCCATGTGGAGAGAAGAAGATAGGGCGTCGACTGAGAGGGAGCTATTTTAGCGCCAAGCGACTGCCCTTAGGCCGCTACCTAACTGTTACCTAAAAATGCGAAACGGCCCCTCTCGGGGCCGCTCTTGATCGCTAAGTGCTTGATTTGGCTGGTGGGCGATGAGGGTTTCGAACCCCCGACCCTCTCGGTGTAAACGATGCCCCACCCTGTAACCTACGAGAAAGTCGAAGAACCTATATGCCTTGATATGCTTG